CTCTGGACTCTGCATCTTTCTCAGCCATTGTATATACGATACCAAGGTTTTGTAGTACACTTGCAATCGATGTATGATCCAAAAACTTTTCCTCTTCACTGACGTTCATTATATTATCGTCGCCATAACACGCCAACTTAACTCGGGTGTGAAAGAGGGGAAGTTTGTCAAGATCTTCACGGTGCTGTTCATGCAGTGTATAATAAGCATATCTCATGTACAAAGAATTCACAATATTGTTGATGATGACAGTCAAAGGATGACCAGACGGATTAGAACCCAACATTTGGATAACTACTCCAGAAAAATTATAAATGGGGTAGCAAACATCTGTGGCCAAGCTCCGCATAATCGTAAGTGCATCATCGGGATATCCACAGTACTCCGCAATGCGAATTAAAACCTGGAATGCAGACATCGTCACGAAAGCAGATTGATTCTTGTCGTATGCTTTGAAGTCACCCGCAACAAACCGATAACCGTTGAAACCAGGGATATCCTCTGCTAGGAGGTATCGCGCTAGTTTTCCCCAATCACGACCCGCAGCATTTATCCCGACACAACACTCTGTGTTGATCCATTCCGTTTGAATAATCCTCACTATCGGCAAATAATACTTACGCACCAGTAAAGTAAACAAGATTGGACAACTCGCAAACACCCTCATCTTATCCTTATCAACTTTCACTGCTTCATCTTTCAATGAGGCGTTGAAAACTGGATAAACTCGGTAACCTCTTGCAAGAGCTTCCTCCAATGTCTCCATCTCATCCCAAAAGAGTGCATCTGTAAAGTCCAACACTCTCTCATGACTAGGACTCTCAGGATTGACTGGTTTGATAAAGAATTTCTTCGCCTTACAGTGGGGCCAACCCATCGAGGTGTTTAGATCCACTGCTGACATGACATTAATCCCCGGACACCCATTCAATACGGTGAAACGATCCAAAGGTCTCGTTATGACACACCATTTCTTATTGTCCTTATTGAGTAATGGTAAAATCATCTCCATAAAGTCATCCTGGCACCGTCGCATAATTGCTGGTCGCAAAAGATTTCGACTGGTTGTCATATCTCTTAAATTGCGAGCATAATAGATGTTTTGACGATGCACTTGTGGTGCTCCATGAAGTACAGGCAATTCCATGTGAAGTGCAACTGCACTTGAAATTGGTGATTCACGCACACTCGTCGTAGTCTTAGCCCTCTCTCCATTCACCCCAATCAAATCGCAACACGATGGAATTTGATCTCCATATACGATCGAATCGTATACATGTTGCTGCCACATGATAGGGTGGCGAGGATGAGGATCCTGACCCTCAATAATAAGTGTACGTCCATGAGACTCAAATTGGATATCTCCAGCATTGGCCGCTAATGCATTGCACTTGAGCAGAGTGGACTCCGCGTGATCAAAATCTTTTTGACTCACAATCTGGGCTGCACAAAATGTCTTATCTTTCGTTGAGGCTGCCAAATGGAAACCCAGCAAAACCGGATCTTTTTGCATGCTTATGACTGCAGATCCACAACTGCCGATTTCCATCTCAGCTGACTTATTCCGATACGTGAAGCCCTTGAACTTACACGAGAACTTCTTACCACGAATCGTAGCCTTCGACTCACACTCTCGCAAACTGTCTAGCCATCCATCGTGATAGGTGCGGTATCCAGTCTTAGTATCCATTGTACACACTCGCGACGCCATAAAGGAATCGAATTGGATTCCGTCTGATGTGTACGGAAGAAATTTTGTTAAGTCTCTCACATTAACCAATCGAGAATGGTGCAACAATACAAGATCACTTGCCGAGCCTTCCGGACCTAAAGGAGTGAAGCACTTGTCGTCTATCACCGCTTCCAAGCACTCTCCAATCGCATTGGACCTTCCATTCCACATGCGTACATAAAACTCCTTACCATCGTGGAAGAGATGACGAGGGACTATGACTAATGAACCTTTCATAGGAAAGCAAACACTACGGACTGGTTCTGTGTAATAAGCCAATCCATCTGGTTCGTACTTCACCTCGCTAACCTCAATAGTGCGTGCACACTTCATGATTGCTATCGACACTTCTTTAGCATCAGCACATGCAT